CTCATAACTTTAAAAGAATACAAACTGCAGTAAGAGCAGATTTTGGAATTGGTGTTAGATTTGCTAAATGGATGGGATTAAGTAATGAAGGATTAATGAGGAACTATGGTTTTGATGGTTCTGATCATTATAGATTTGCGAGGATTTTCTAATGGCATTTGCAGCACCAGCATTACCTTTTGTAGTAGGCGGTTTAGGAGTAATGCAATACCAGCAGCAAGGTGCTGCAGGTAAATTTAATCAATCAGTTCAAAATCGTAATGCACAAATTGCAGAGCAAGAAGCTGCTCAAATGGAAAAGCAATTAGAATTTGATATAGGAAGATTTAATAAACAATTCACACAAGTACAGGGACAAACTACAACTAGGATTGCAAAGACTGGTGCTACTTTAGAAGGAACTGGATTAAGAATATTAAGAGCTAATGCAGAAGAAGCAGAACTACAAAGAAATATTATGGAATATAATTCTAAAGTTGGTCAAGCTAAGAAATTAGAAGAAGCAAATTTTTCTAGAATACAGGGACAGATTGCTAGACAACAAGCAAAATCTGCACAGATAAGTACACTAATGAGTACTGGAACTAGTTTATTAGGAATGAAATAATTATGCCAAGAAATTATAAAGAAGAATATGAAAATTATCATTCTAAATCAGATCAAAAGAAAGATAGAGCTGGTAGAAATGGTGCTAGACGAATGTTAAAGAAGAAGTATGGAAGTAGTTTACTTGGTAAAGATGTAGATCATAAAGATAGAAATCCAAGAAACAATAATATAAGTAATTTAAGAGTACAATCTAAATCAGCAAATAGATCAAGGAATCAATAATGCCAAAGATACCTACATTTGAAACACAAGCAAGACCAACAGCAGAGGTTGGTGGTGTTAAAGCAAACATACAAATGCCTTTTGAAACTAGTTTTACAAAATTTGGTTCAGCAATTGCAGAATATTATGTTAAAGAAAGAGATATAGCATCAAAGTCTGAAGCAGATCAATTATATATTAATGCACAAACAGAAATTTTTAATGCAAAAAAAGAAGCTGAATCAAAATCAAACCCAGAAGAAGGAATAAAATATTTTGATGAAAAATTAAATGGAATAGTTCAAAATTATTCAGGCAAAGCAACTAATGATTATACTAAAAAATATTTTCAAACAAACATTGCAAAAGAAAGACCAAATTACGCAACTAGCATATTAACTAAAACTAGAGATAATTTAGTAACAGCAAGAACAGACCAAACAGATACAAAAATAAAATCAAAAATATTTGACACTATTAATTCTGGAAATGATTTTTCATTTTCAATATTATCTCAAGAAGTATTAAATGATTATAAACAATTAGAACTTGAAGGATTAAAGGGACCAATAGATACAGCTAACTTTAAAGAAAAGTTACCAATGATGATTGAAAAAGAAATGGTTAATAAAGCTGCAAATGATAATGCGTATGCTGCTTTAATTTCTCTAGATAATTCAAAAAACTTTACTTCAATAATAGGAGAAGACAGAGAAAAACTAAAACAAGAACTAAGAATTAAAGCTGAATTTCAAAACAAAGCTGTTACTTTTGCTACTGGAGTTGAATTAATAAACTCAAAAAAAAAAATAGCAGAAGCATTCAAAGGAAGTAATAATCAAAGACTAGGAATAGATCCTTTTCAATTATCTAATTTTTATACTGGAAATAAAGATTATGATAATCAAATATTTAATTTAAATGAAAAATTTGTTAATAATAAAATCAATTTAGATACAGATTATATCTCTAATGATAAAATTATTAACAAAATTTTAAATGAAGAAATAAACAATCCTTTTGAAAAATTTATATTACCAGGAGAAAAAATTGCAAAAAGTGTAACAGAAAGAGTTGGAGATGGTTCTATTAATTTAGATGATGATGATTTATTTACTAAGATTTTTGAAAATGCAAAAGATTCAAATAAAACAAAACAAAATAAAGAATTTTTTGTTTTTATTAACAAGATAGTTCCTTTAATTGAAGGTTCTTCAATGGCAAAAGTTTTTGACCAGAATTACAATAATAGATTAAGTTCTTTTAGACAATCTATGTATTCTAAATTTGATGAAGGATTAAAAAAAAATATTTCTGTTAATGATTTACTAAGTCCAGCATCAGAAAACTACATTGCAAAAGATATATTAAGTTATGCTCCTACTAAATCTAATTTAAGAGAAGCGTTAATGAGTTATGCAACAAAAAGAGAAAATGAAACAACTGCTAAGCCACCAATAAAATTACCAAATGAAACTATTGATCAATACCTAAAAAGATATAGAACATGGAAATCAACGCAGACGAAATAAACGCTGCTAAAGAAGCAGGGTTTACAAATGAAGAAATAAAAAATAATTTTGCAGACGAAATAAACGCTGTTAAAGCTGCTGGTTTTTCAGATCAAGAAATTGATAAACAATATGGATTTGAACCAGTAGATAAATCTTTATTTAAAAATCTTTTTGAAACTGTAAAAAAAAGAGTTGAAGAAAGACGTACAATAAAAGAAACTGCTAAAACAGCTGTTCAAACAGCAGTTGTTGGACCAAAGTTTGATGGAGATTATATATTAGAACAAATACTTGGAGCTAATTTTTACAATTTAAGTTACAGAGCTACTACTGGAAAAGGAACACCAGAGGCTCTTAAAATGCCAAAACCAGAAGACTATACTTTTGCAGAAGAATTTTTAACTACTGCTGGTACTCTTGCTTTAGAAGCACCAATATATATAGCAAGTGCTTTTCCAGGAACATTCGCTGGAGTTCTTGGTGGACCAATGGGTGCAGCTGCTGGTGGTGGTTTTACTGCAGCAGCCATTCCTACAGCAACAAGAACTACATTAGTTAAAGTTTTAGAAAATCAAGATAATAAAAAACCATCTGATGTAATGCAAATTTTATTAGAAGAAGGTTTAAAGGAAGGTTTAAAAGAAGGTAGTAAATTTGCTGTTTCTATGCTTGCTCCATTTGCAAAAATTCCTGGAGTTGGAACACTATCTGAAAAATATATAACTAGAACTGCTGCTCAAATATTAGGATATGAAGGAACTGGAATTGCTATAGATAGAGAACTTCCTGACATGAGGGAGTTTGGTATGACTTCTGCATTATTTGCATTATTTAATATTAGATTACCAAAAAATATTGCAACAGAAAAAGCAAAAGAAACATTTATTGAAACTGGAAAAAGACCAACAGAATTTGCTATGGATGCTAAAAAAAATAGAATTGTATTAGAAGATGCTTATTCTGAAAATATTAAAGTTTCTAGAGCTTATAAAGATTTAATAGAACCAAAAAAAGAAATTAAAGAAGTTAAAGCAAAAGAAGTAGAAACTATAAATTTTGAAGATCCTCTTGCAGAAAAAGCTGCTAAACCAATTTCTTTTGAAGGAGTCAAAGAACCTTTTGATTGGAATGTTACTAAAGAACAATTTGCAGAACTTAGAAAAAAAGGAAAAAGAGATTTTGTTATTAAAATAATAGATAGAAAATATCCTGTATTAGAAACTCTTAGAGATGCTGGAGTAAATACAAAAACAGGAATAGAAAAATTAAACTTATATGAAACTTTAAGAATACAAGAGGGTATGCAAGGAAGATCTGCACATTTTATAGAATATGGAACTCTTGATTTTAATACTTTATCTCAAAATGGACCATCACTTATGTCTATTACAAAACCTTTTGTTCTAGAAAGAACAGAACAAAAATTATTTAGTACTTACTTATTAAACAAACAAGCAATAGATCTTATGAATAGAGGAAAAGATACTCCATTTGATATGGCTACTGCAAAAGAATTTGTAGAAAAATATAAAAACAAAAAAGTAACAGATCCAGAAACAGGTAAAAAAATATCTTATGAAGAAGGTAGTCAAAAAGTTAATACTTATCAACAAGATGGTGTTTTAAAATATGCTTATGATGGAGGATTAGTTCCAAAAGAAGCCTTTGATGCTTTTAGAGAAATAAATAAAAATTATATTTCTATGGCTACAGAACTTCCTAGACAAGGAGAATATGGATTTATTAAAGGAGCTTCTAATCCTTTTAGAAAATTAAAGGGTCAAAAAATATATAAAATTATAGATCCTCTTGAAAGCATAGTTAAAAATACAGATTATATTGTAAGATTAACAGATTTAAATAAAGTTAAAAATGATTGGATAAATTTTATAAAAGAACAAAAAGAAACAGCAAAATTAAATAATCAACCAGACCCATTTCCATTTATTAAACAAAAAGAAGCAAAATTAAAATCAATAAAAATACAAAGAAAAGAATTAGAAAACATCTTTGATAAAGAAGATGTTGCAAAAATTTCTGATAAAGGAATAGAAGCAATTACTATTTTTAGACAAGAAGCTGTTTATCCAGATGCAAAATCTTTTAGTTTAAGAAACACAAAAACTGGAAAATATGAAGTATATGAAGTAGGAGAAGATTTAGTTACTGCATTTAGAGTTATGGATAATCCAGCAATGAGTTTTCTTCAAAAATGGTTGTCTGCACCTAGTAGAACTTTAAGAACAGGTGCTATTGTAACACCTAACTTTGCTTTGCCAAACTTTTTAAAAGACACTGTTCAAGCAACTTTTTTAGCAAAAGTTCCTTGGGTTACTGTTGGTGATTCTATTTATGGATTATTTTATCTTAAAAATAGAGGAGATCCAAAAAGAGCAACAGAAGAATATAAAAGATATTTAAAAGGAGGAGGAGCTTTTTCAACTTTAAGATCTATAGACAGAACTATGTTTGATAAAGATGTTCATTCTATATTAAACAAAGGTGTTATGAGAAATGAACAATCTGGAATATTAGCACCATTTAAAATTTTAACAGATGTATCTGAAGTAATGACTAGAGTAAGATTGAATGAAAAAGTTTATCAAGCTGCAAAGAAAAAAGGATTAACAGAAAGAGAGGCTTTAGAAAGAGCTGGTTTTGAAGCAAGAAATTTATTAGATTACGCAAAAGCTGGTACTATTGGAGCAACTATAAATAGATATTCTGCTTTTTGGAATGCAAGAGCTCAAGGTGCTACAGTAATATATGAAGCATTTAGAGATAGACCAGCTAAAGCATTAACAATGATTGGACTAACAATTGTTTTACCAACTATAGCTTTTTATCTTTCTAATTTAGATGAAAATGGAGAATTAGATAAAGATTATAAAGAGCTTCCAGATTATGTTAAGAACAATAAATATTATGTAAAAATTAATGGTAAGGGATATTTTTTTCCTAAAACTTTTGAAGTAGGAACTTTTTTTTCAAACCTTACAGAAAATGTTTTAAATTATCTTAGAAACGAAGATAGAGATTCTTTTATGGAATTTGCAAAAGATTTTTTATATAGTCATGTTAAAGGATATAATCCAATTCCAGTTCTTTTTAAACCTCATCTTGAAAATTTAATGAATTATAGTTTCTTTAGAGATGCTCCATTACTTCCTGCTGATGCTCCAAAAGATATGCTTAACTCTTATTACTCAACAGATTACACTAATCCAACTGTAAAAAAATTAGCAGAAAATTTAGCTGAAATAGTTGGGGTAGATAATTATTTTGCAAATCCAATTTATTTAGAAAATATTTATGATTCTTATTTAGGAGATATAGGTAGAATAGCTAAAGAGGCTATAAATGAAATAGCTATTACTGGTGGAGTAATAGAAGATCCAATTAAACCAACAGATCCTCTAACTAAAATACCAGGTATAAGAGCTTTCCAAGCTAAAGATGTATATGGTTATTCAAAATCTATTAATGAGTTTTATAAAAAAACAGATGAACAAAAAAAATTACTTACTACTGTTGATTATTTACTTAAAACAAATAATACAAAAGATTACTTAAAAGAAATAAAGAATGTTAATTTTGATGTAAAAGCTGTTCTAGATATATTAGCAGGAATGAAAGAAACATCAAAAGATATTAGAATTGTATATAATGCTAAGAAAAAACAAGATGGAACACTGTTTACCTCTGATGAAAAAAAAGAGTTGATAGACGATTTATATAAGGTAAGAATTGGTTTAGCTCAAAAAGGTTTGCAAATAATGAAAAGTATTGAAAAAGATAAAAAATAGTATAGAAGAAAGAACTTTATGACAATATCTTCAACTACAGTTAGAAACAGTTATAGTGGTGATAACTCTACAACTACCTTTTCTTACACATTCAAGATATTCGCAGACTCAGATATTCAAGTAATCATTCGTTCAGCTAATGGAACTGAAACAACTAAAACAATTACAACTCACTATACTGTAACAGG